AGAGCTTTTATCGTTGTACCGGTACTGGCAAACCACCCTTCAACTCCATTTGACTTGTGAAATGGATAGTCAATACCAACAAAAATATTACTATCTCTATCTTCAATATATGGTTTCTTTGTTGTATCTCTAATTGCCATTTTTATTTAAAATCATCTACTAATTTATTTGGATCTAATTTAACTTTTGTATAATCATTCCATTCATCGGCTGTGTCAGCATCTTTAACTCTCATAGCTGGTCTCCCGATATATGAATGTCCAAAAGTCATCATCATCCCTTTTGATAAATTGATTGGAGATGAATTTCCTGGAGCAGTTGTTACCTGTGCTGCTGGCGAACCTGCCGTTGGAATTCCTGGCATAATTTGTATCGCACCTGGTGCCATCGCTTTAAAGCTTTCAAGTTCTGTTGAAGCTTTCATTTCAGTGATTGTAAAAGTTTGTTTTACTAACCAAGCAACGATAGCATTAGTTACGTCTAAAGCAAGATCGTCAATTTCCGGGCCGCATTCTTCGCTCAGTGTAGCTTTACAAAATGCATCCCGAAGATCTTGTTCAAGTGTCGCCATTATACGGTATTTCCATTTTTCTTTTTATCTATAGTACTCATTAACTCACTATAATCTCTCGATAATGCATTCTTAATATAATCAGGAACTTGTTCTGTCGTGACACCAGCGTCAGCAACCATTTCGTTATCCATAACGCTACTATCTTCTTGAATTCCAGTGATGCCAGAATAACTTTTCTGTAAAATAGATTGCATTGAATCAGTGGTAAACGTACCACCGCCTAAAGTTTCCCACTCGTCAGTAGAATTTGCAGTCTCATTAAGAACTTCGTTTAATACTTTATTTTTTGTATAAGCGTTCGATGTATCTTTTTCTAAAATGGGTGTTGTTTTTTTCTTAAATGATTTCTGTTTAAGTTTTACTTGTTTTGATTCTTTAAGAAATTTACGTAATTCTAGTCGAACTTCCTCACGTACAATTTCTCTTATTATCATTTTAAGTTCTATTTTTTTCATATTATTTCTCCTATAACGTTTATTATCTTTCTTCATTACCTTCAATGAAATGTCTTATACTAACAATATCATTAGAATCTTTAATTACCAAATCTTTAAGTTCCTTTAGCTTAGGCATCAAACTGCCCGGTGGACCATTCTCTACTCCTAATGGGATTGGCGCGCCTTGACAATGTCCGTTAGCTGATATCAAAATATCAACCAGCGCATCTAACCATTCTCTTAAATTTTCTCCTAAAATCAACCCTTGTTGAACATCCGCACCTGTAATTATGCCGGGAGCTGTTTCCTTTGCTTGTCTTCCTAAATATATATTTGAAGATTCAACAATTGTTTCCTTTTCAGTCGAAATTGTTAACGTATTTGCAGCTCCTATATGAATATTTTGAGCAGCTGATAAAAATAAACTATCGCTTCTCGAATTAATAACAATTCGATCAGAATTTAAAAACATTTGAGAACCTAAAATATTCGATTCTTCGCCTGCATCTACTTCTTCTACTGTTAATAGTTTTCCATAATCATAAATAATTTTTGTAGCATCTTCTTCATTATTAACATGAGAAATTAGATATGACATTAATCTTTTTCTTTCTTCTTCAGGCTTGATAATATCTGAAGCTAACGTAAAAGGAAATAATTCCCCTTGTTCTTCTTCTATCTTACTATCTAAAGAAAAATGCTGTCGGATAGAGCCCATAGTAAACATTCCTAAAATACTTCCGTCGAGAGCGCTTTCAACTTCATTAATAGAGGACCGGCCATTTGATATAATAATGTAAGGGCTAACATCTCGACTTCCTATTCTTATACTATTTCCATGTCTACCTTCAAGCATTAAATCACCATGAATATCTCTATAAGATAACTTATCCTCTCTAGGGTTATCTAACTCTTCATTATAAAATTTTTGTAATCTCATAAAAGATGGATCTTTTATAAAATTTTTAGAAAGTCCTATTAAATCTCTATTATCTGCTTCAACATCATAATTCAGTCTAACTTCTTTTGTTGATAAATTAACATGATCAATATTCCATGTAGGGTTCCCTGCTGTATTTAGTGGTCCTAAATAGTATTGAACGCCTCCCATTGTACATAATAAAACAGGATCTCCTGCAACGGGGACATCAACTATCCCTCTAAATAATGGATAGTATCTATATTCTTCATCTGCTTGACTAGTTTGTTTAAGCTTTTGTCCCCAATGAGGTTTTGCTATAATGCTATTTATTTTTCTATAATTTCCATCAGTCGGTCCTGACTCGTTACTCGTTACAGTTGAAAGTACAATGCCTGGCACGAATTGCAGATAAACTGATTGTGGTTTAGAACCGCCAAACATTTTTTCAAATGCATTAAATGCTCTAGAGCCTATTCTCTGAAAATCAATAAATGTGGAGCCCATTCTTAGTTCTCTATAATCTTTTTATTCATATTTTTAATTTCAACAATTTTATTACTCTTACGTTGAACTTCATCAACTGTTTCTTGTAACGTCTGAATCAATTCTTCTTTTTCTTGTTCTGTTAATGCAATGCTATCATCATCTATTCCACCTATTGACTTAGTAATTATTCGTTGTAAAACGCTTGCTAACTTAACAAGATGCTCATCATTCTTAACAGATACATCCATTATTTCTTTTATAACAGGAGCAATTATAATAGCATCATCTATTGTTCGAACGAAGCTATGTATTTCTTTAACAAGAGAATCTAACTGTATTTTTTTATTTTTTACATTGTCGTAAATATCTTTTGTTAAATCTTGAAAAGTTTTACCTTCAAATATTTCTTGATTATCATTCATAGTAACACCTCTTTTAACTTAGAAAATAGATTTATTCATATATAAATATAAGTTTCTTAAAAAAGGTATGGACATAAAAAAAGGCGATGTTAAATCGCCTCTTATTTATTTTATTTATTGTAATTTATATTTTAAAAAAATTATTATAGTTTATTGACTGACGTAAACTACCCTTTGAACTAAATTCATTTGCTAATCGTTTATAATGTTTTTTCATTTCATTTATTATTTTTGTTATATATACAGTATCAACCCCCGCCATTTCTCTAATCAAAACATATAAACTCTTTTTATTAAAATTATCAATTTCATCTCTTTTTACTAATAGTTCAAGAATAGAATATGCAATGTTAATATCTCTTTTTTTCTTAAAAATTTTTGGAATATTTAATTCAAAATAAGTTATTAATTCAGTTATAAAATCATTTAAATAATTATCAAAAGTGTCATCATAATAAGATTTTCTTGATAATTCTTTAACTGTTGTTGCAGCATCCATATCATGATGTATCTTCATTTTTTTATAATTAGAATTATTAACTAATATTAAATAATTTTTAGCAACGACAGAAAAATAACTAAACGCTTTATATCCTTTAGTATGATCATATTTATGAAGATTTAAAACAAGAAATGAAATAACTTCTTGCTTAACATCTTCAAAGGGAGCATCAAAATAAGAAAATTTAAATGTATTTATTATATTTTCACATAGCTTATCAAATGCATAAGCTATTTTTTCTCTATATATTTTATTTCTAATTAACGAATCTATTTCTTGATTATATTCAATTATTGCGTCTTGAACATCCATATCAAAATACATTTTTTTATTTTTTTTCTTTATTTTCTTTACCACTGGTTTCCTCTTCTAATTCAAATATATTGTTAAGCAATGTTTGTAATTCTTTCAATTGATCGAAAAAAAATCCCGTTTCGTCATCAGCCGTATAGTGACCTGATAAATCAACTGTTTTCATTTTTTCTGTTGCATATTCTACTATCTGTTGGAGCTGAATTATAAAATTTTCATATTGATTAATTCGCTTTAATGATAATACAAACAAATAACTAATAAAGCAAGTAAAAATACTTAAAACTGTTATAATTATTTCTAACGTCATGATGCTTCTGTTTCAAACAATTTATCAAATTGTTTTTTTAAATCATTGAGATGTTTCTTATCGTTATTATTTGTTTTCTTTTTTTCAAACGATTTATCTACTTTAAATAATTTATCTTCACTAATCTCAATAGATTGTTGATAATGTTGTTTCTCGGCAATAGTACTCATCCAATCTGCAAAATGAATAATATAATGTAAAATATTTCTGTTAACATCTGGTCTCTTATAAAGTGCATGATTGCCTTGATCAAACATTCCATCACTAAGCTTAATAGCTTTCCAAACTTCAGGGCTTATCTTTATATCAAAATGTTGTAATAACCATAAAGCTCTATCAGTAACACTTAATGGCTCGAGCTTATCATTAAATGTATACCATTCTTTTAATTTCTTTCTTCTCCACTCATCTGTTTGAGTAATATAATAAGGATTTTCTAAATCTCCTAGTTTTCCTAAATCGTGAAACATTGCCGCTAAAACTATATCAGCATCAGTAGTGATTACTTCTACATTTAATTTTTCAAATTGCTTTTTAATATCTAAAGCAGCGTTTGTTACTCTCACTACATGATCTAGATATCCACCAACGAAACAATTATGATGGTGTGGTCGACTTGACGCTGGCGCATCAATCATTCGTTCTTCAAAATGTTTATATAACTTTAATATATTTTCTTTTTGTTTACCTTCGAAATGCTGTTCTATAAATTCTATTAAGATATTCCATCTTTTTAAAATTTGCTGAGAACTAAGATTCATATAACCTCCATTAATATTATTTTACATTGTGGTGGAGCTGTTACACTCCACCACAAGTCCGGATCTACTTTATAGCTGATCGTACGCCATAAAGACCAAAAGCAGCTAGCATTGTAAATGCGTATTCTGGAATATGTATTCCAGCCGCTTCAGCAGCACCAACTAATCCCATTACTAGGGCAGTCAATACTGACTTACTTTTATACCATTGTTTATTCATGGTTTTTCTCCCGATTAGAATGAATAACTGATTCTTATTTGTACGTCACCATCAGCTGATAATTCGGAACGCAGACTTGCGCCACCGTATTGATAACCGACACCATACATCGTTTCGGTTTCATCACCAACTGAAGAGTATCCAACTAATGCCGAAATACCTTTCGTGAACTCAGGGGCAACTACAGCCCTGTACCAGAAATCGCCGCT